CCATGTGAGATACGTCGCTGACGTGCTTTCCTTGTATTCGATGCCCACTACGCCGCCCGATTGGATGAACGCCTCGGCGGGCGCGGTCCACGCCACAAGGATGCGAGGCAGCGCCGTGCCGTCGGCTTGGATTAGCTGCGTCGTTCCGTTTGCCGTAAGCGTGAGATTGGTCGGCGCGCTCAGGTCGTAGGGGTTCGGTAGCGTCGTATTCGGTGAATCTGGAACCGCAACCTCGTCCGCAACGGTCCAATCGTAAACAGTTGAATCGGTCTCGCGCATCGTCATCTCGACGCCGATGTTAGGCGGATTTCCTTCGGTCGTAAAATGCCACTCCATAACCTCGAATACCTTCGCGGACCACCCGAGTTTTGCATTGGTGATCATCACCGTATCGCCTGCGCGGACCTGCATCGCTTCGAGTCGGAAGCGCGCGGTGAATGTGATTTCTTCGCGCGCTCGGCGAAGCTCGATGACGGCGAGACGCTGCGCGCAAGACGAGGAGGTCGTGAACGGCAGCACTACGTCGCGCCAGCAGCGCACGCTATTATCGGCCGTGTAGTAGGCCGATGGCGCAATCGAAGGGAAGTCCGAGACCTGCCATTGATTCGCTTCAGAGACGTAAACGCCCTTCACGGCGTTAACTCGGTCGCGTGCGCTTGTTCGCGTCTGCACGCTCATGCCGCCAGCGAAATGCTTCTCACTCAGCGTTACGGTTGGGATGCGGTAGCCCGCCGCGTAGAGCACAATCTTGCCGCCAGAATAGGCGATGAGCCCGCCCATCGAGCTAAGCAATTTTCCGATGTTAGAGTCTGGCGATTCGCTCGTTGAGAGCACGCCATTGCACTCGTAGCGGTGCGCGTAGGCGACCGGCGAGACCGGCAGGACCTGCACTTGCTCGTCGCAAATGTTCGCCGCAGTCTTGAACGATTCCACGTCAATCTCGGTGTCGTTCATGGAGAGCGCAAGATCGCTCTTGAGGTAGTCGAGCAGACAGAGCGCTGGGTTTGCGCTCCATGCGGTTGTCGAAGTGCGCGGATCGGCAACGACCTTGCCTTTCACGATCGCCGATATGTTCGGGATTCCGTTTGTATAAACCTCAGTGTCCCAAAGCAGGTTCACGTAAATGTAAGCGATGCCGCGCATCCGATGCGCGTCGGTCCATCGCCCATCGGTAAGCCCTGAGGTCGCGGACACAAGTTGCGGCTGCGCTACCTGCGTTGAGCTTCCGAGCTGCTTGTATATTTGAGCCTTCCCTACGAAGCGGCCCTGATTTGCCGATGAGCCCGATCCGGTAAGCGCCAAGTCTTCGCCGAAATACACGTCTCCGATTTCCTGCACCGCGTGACCGGCCAACGCGACGACCATGTGTAAGTTTTCGTTTTTGTTTCCTGTCGTGGAAATGTAAACGACCACGCCCGAAACCTTCGATGTGCCATAAATGATTTGGCGCGAGGCAATCGGAGAGCGCACCATTTGCGAACGCTCCGAGAGCGAGGCGTCTGAGAAGCTCGGCATCTTGGGCGCAAGGAGCTTTGACGCGGCCATCGAGGCGGCTGTAAGCGCCACGAAATTAACGACGGCGATCGCTGCGGCCTGACTGAGCACAATTGCACTAGCTGCCGTGTTGACGCCAACATAAAGGTAATAGGCTGCTTCAATGAGTAGGCTCGGCATGGTGTTAAATTCTCCAAATTCGCGCGTCGGCCTGAAGGTGTGTATTGATAAAACTCAGCCCGTCGCGACCCACGAACGCAGATTGCGCTCCCATCACGACGCCCGCGCAGTCCCCATCACCAGAGTCCCGCACGATGATGTCCCCGCGCCCAGCGAGCGACAGCGCGACCTCTCGAAATCCAAGAGTAAGCAAAGCGCGCGCGACCATCACGTCGAGCCCTCCGCTTCGTTTAATGATGCGCCGTGCACCGAGCCCAGAATTGTATTTGCCGCGAAGATCGGAGGCAGGGTCGAGATCAGTAGCCAGCCGCACCCAATCGGCCGCAAACAGGCAGCAATCGGCCTTCCCCCACGCGAATGGAACGTCGCGCCGCTCGTCAATGAACCCAGCCAAGAGCTTTGGCCAATTTGCAGCGCGGTTCATTAGTCGTCGGGCTGCGTTGTTTCGCTTCCGCCGTTCCAGTTCGACGCGTTCGTCGTGTTCTGGTTGCCCCAGTAAATCGTCTTTTCCTGAATCGCGTTCACGAACTCTAGCCCGAGGTCCGGCAAAGTGATTGCCGCGTAGGTAGGGAAAAGCGTCTGCTGATCTTCGTCGGTGTAGCGTTGTTCACGAGTGCGCTTGAAATCAACAAGCTTGTTTTCCGCGCTCATGGTGATGAGCGACGTCTGCCCGTCGTCGCTGATTTGCATCACGTCCATTCTGCCGGCAAAGATCGTGATCGGTGAGGCGATGAGCCCAGCCGTAGGCGAGAGCGCGCCGAACATTACCGAGCACGTCCGGCCCTGATAGTCCTCGGTCAGCGCAGTGTAAACCATCGCTGTTGGCACCCCAGATAGCTGCATAGTTACGCCACGCGCTGAAAGGTCCGTTGTCTCCTCTACCGGCGAGATTGTTCCGAGCGTCCCGAGCCCGAGATAGCCAATGCTGTTGTACGTGATCGTCCCGTATCCGCTCCAAAGGTAAACCGGAGTCGAGAAATTTAGTTCCGCCATGAGTATCGGCGAGAGCTGCGCGGTGGTGACCTCCGTGACCATGTCCGCCGAGATCGTGCGACCTGCGGTTGTGATGCTCATGATGCTACGTCCTCGATAATTGAGAAGTTCACGCCGTAAATAGAGGCGAGGTCGATTGACCACTCGGTCGAACCGGATGCGAGGCGGAAGACGCCTTGCGCGTTTAAATAGGTGATCGGCGTGGTGGCGGCATAGCTTGACCGCAGCACGGGGAACACGTCGAGCGTCGCGCCGGAAACCTTAATAATCTTGTAGAGGCTCGTGGAAATTTGAATCCAGTCGCCCAGCGCGAACGAGCCCGATCCGCCTGTGTTCGTGTAGGTGAGCGTAGTCGAGTTTGCAGTAGCCGTCGCAACGGTGAGCGTTCCCGTCACGCCCCCGCGATTCGTCGGGTTGGCATAGTCTTGAAAGTAGAACGTGCCGCGTTGCGCCGCGAGCAGGAACGCAATTACGGCCTCAGCGTCCGCGCGCACCATCGGAGGGCAATCGACCGAGCCGAGCCATGCCTGAGCCGGCCAATTGTATTGCTGAGTCTGCATCGTAAACGGCGATGTGTTGCGCGACACGGCCGAGACGCCCGTGAGCGACAAACGCGAAAGGTTAAACGGAGACGGCGGAGAAAGTGGGTAGGAGATAGCCATGACGATTAAGCGAACGCTGCGCGATAGCTTCCCCCGCGGCGCACCATGTCAGGAATCTCCGCCTTGAGCCGCCGCCGCTCTTGTTCAAGGATCGGCACCAGCTCGGCGCGCGAGACGCCGGCCGCGATGTTGTAATTGACCGTGACGCCGCCCGCGGATCCGCCGCTGCTGCCCATTGCGCCGTTAGGCACGATGCTGCCCGAGGAGCTGGGTACGAATAGCTCTGGGCCTTTTTCGCCGACCATGTAGGGAGAGCCGGAACTCACGGGACCGCCCATTGCACGAGCACCGAATCCAGAAAAAAGAGCTTTGCCGATACCTTCTGCGAGCGGTTGCGTGATTTGCTGGCGAAAAACGAGGCGGAGCAAATCTTGCCCGAGATCGCGCACGACCTCGCCGAGTTTTTTCCCGCTCAGAATTGCATCCTCGAAACTTTGTGCGATTGCTTGGCCTGCATCCATCGACAACTTGCGGCGATCTTGCTCAAGCGGGATCAGTTGTTTATTTATCTCAATTTGCTCTCTCTTCAAATCGTTCTGAAGTTTGATGCCTTCAATCGTAAATGTATCCACGTCGTTGAGTTCATCTTTAATCTTAATTTCCCTAACCGTCAAATCATTATACAATTTTGCTTTGTCGATTTTTCCTCCTCTAACAATCCTCAATGCCATCTCAGTTTCAGCGAATTCTCTTCTGAGTTTATTATATTCATCTTGCCCAGCAACAACCTCATCCCATTGCTTCCCATATATCCCAGCCAGTTGAATTTGAACTAGATTCAAATTGTTTACAGCTTTCTGGACCTTTACCTGTTCTTCTAAGGTGGTGGGCTTTTGCGCTATAATCTCGCTCAATCTCCTCTCTTCTAGCTGCATAAGCTTCAAATTTATAAGATCGGTATTTTTCACTTTCTGCAAGGCCACAGCACTCGCGAATGTTTCGTCGCTCGCCTTGACAAGTTCTTCCTGAAGTTTAACGACTTCTTCGGTTTGCCCTGTTGCCAACTCTGCAATCTTGTTTGCGATCTTGTCCGCGCTCAATCCAATCGCGAAAGCAAGCGACCGCATCACGTCCTTGACGTCCAAGTTTTTCGCCAGCGCGCGGCCAGCCTCGTTCGACGTGTTTTTCAGCTGATGCAAATTGTTCTGCACGCTCGCAAACGCCTGCGCCGTCGCATCGACCGCTTTGAGTGTGAATGATGCTTCAGCCATGGTGCTTCAGTTTTCGGTTTTGGTGCTCTATGTAAACGAGCCAGCCGTTAAGTTCCTGCGCTGGCATGGCGAGAATCTCGTAGGCGCATTTGTGAAGCCTATCAGCGAGAGCATACACGGTCAGGAAGTCGCCCGCCTCCCCGCCGTGAATCAGTTTTTTAAGTCGTCAGGCCTCGGCCCGTTTTCGGCCAGAATGGCGTTGGCGACGCGCCCGACGACGTTGCTGTCGGCCTTGTTCAACAGCGTCGGCTTGTGCTCGATGGTGAAGAGCTTTGCGCCGTGCTCGTCGGTCGCTTTCATGATCAAAATGTCCACGAGCAACTCCATGTCGTTCTCCTTGCTGCGGCGATAGAGCCGGTTCTTTTCGCCGAGCGTGACCGGCGATGCGTGGACGACGAGCTTCCACTCGGGCACGTCGATTTTGCGCGTGCCGAGTGATGCGAAATGTTCTCTGACGAGGTCGATTGCTTCCATTGTGTTGTGTGTGTTTTGCTGTTACAAAATTAAGCCGTCAGCGTGCTCAGCGTCCCGTTGCCCTCGAAGGCGATGGAGCCCTCGACGATGCCGTCGAACGAAGCCGAGATGTCGAATTTGGTAACGATGGCCGCGCCCGAATAGTAAACGTCAC